GTCTTTCAGGTCATCAAGGCGAGCCAGCACGCTAGCGAACATGCTGACGCCACGGCGCTGGCCGATGCGGTCCACCAGCTTGATGTGGCCGACGCGATCGCTGGCCAGACGCTTGAGCGTGGGCATGACCACGAACGGATCGCCAGGATGCTGCTTGTAAAACCAATAGCCCTGCGGCCTGCCCCATGCATCAATTTCGATGCCCTGACTAATGTTTTGCAGCGGATCGTTGTAGTCGATAGGCAGCAGATCCGGCTCCAGCAGCTCCAGCGAAAACGGCACGCTGGTGCCATGAATGAGCTTGGGCACCGAGCCCTCAAGGTATTGCCATAAGGCCTCACCATCGCGAAACCACGTGCGCGCGATCAGCTGCTCGGCACGGGCGCGGTTAAGCTCGCCGGTGACTTCCGGCTGCAGGCTGTGCTGCTGCCAAAGATCATCAAGCTGCTTGGCCAAATCCGTCAGCACGTTGCCCTCGGCATCGCGCGGCTGCGGTTGCACGCCGATGCCGGTGGGGCCGACGACGTTGCGTACCAGCGTGTTGAGAATGCCGCGGCTCAGATCGTGGTTGCGATCGAGGTTGCGCGTCATGTTGCGCAGCTCGCGGTGCGCGAGGCCGGCGACGTTGTTGCCGCTGCCGAAATCGCGCTGCCGCTTGCGCAGACGCGAGTGGTTCACCGCGTCGTAGGCGTTGCCATACGCCTGAGCGCGAAGACGGTTGTGCGCGCGATTCGCTGCCCATGACGGCGACAGCGCGAAAATCGCGCGCTCGATGAGGGCGGGTTTCTTCGCCGTGCTCATCGGCCGCGCCACGGACAATCGCACTCGCCGCCCTCGGGCGCCATGGACATGCCGGAAAGGTTGGCCAGCGAGACGCTGGCCCGTCCACCACCGCGTGACTCAGCAGCAGCCTTGCGCTCCCACTCGCGGCGTCCGGCTTGCACCATGGCCAAGTCGGCACGGGTTAGCTCGCGATCGCCCCAGCGGTATTTTTGGCCGCGAAGGATCGCCGACTCGGCGGCGAGGTAACTGGCAAGCATGTCGGAAGCGGTGGACATGCTCGCAAGCATCGCGGGAACGGTGTGCCACGGTTACCGGAAACATGGCACACTTTTGTCGGCAACCGTTGATAGCCATTGATATTAAAGGCTTGAGTGGCTGCTGATTGTTGCCAATTCTGAGCCGCCGTGTCCTGCCAGTGCCCCATCGTTCAGGCCAACCCTGAAAAATGGATGTTGACTTCTAGCGAACAAGTGTCTACTGTCAGCGACACCAGAACGAGTAGAGGACGTTACTTTCGGTTCCATTGAGTCAGATGCATCGACTCGCGGAGCTTCGGCTCCAACACCATCAAAGTTCACGAGGCCCGGAGCCGTCAGCCGTCAGCCGATGTCAGTCCATCACCGTCAATGGTACATGGATGCACGTGCACTAAGACCCGTCCCGAAAGGAGACGGGGTGCCGCGATAGAGGGATAGCAACTGCGATCGTCCGTGCGTAGCTAATTTTTCATTGATCCGAAAGGACTAGTCAATTCCGGCTAGTCGTCAATGAAAGGGCATTTAGCCATGGTTATGCACACACGCAAGATCGTTTTGGAATCACAGTTGTTGCCCGGTCCGCGAAAGCGGTGGTATTCGAAAGGTAAGGCCTGGATTAGTCTCCTCCGCTTTGTCTTAAAGATACTCGGATATTTTTTGAAGCTTGTTACATTGATCGGCCATATTGTTTCTGGCATCAAAAAGCTCATAGATATCTGGCCTGGCTAACCTCTTCGTAAGCATCCCACTAGCTGGAGAAATCAAATGTCCGAATATCTAGGGCGCGCGCTTAAGCTTGTCAGAACGTTTCACGACGTTAGCCAGATCGAACTGGCGACGAGTCTCGACATTTCCAGATCATATTTGTCGGAGGTCGAATCCGGGAAAAAGCGACCAAGCATGGATTTGCTAACCGAATACGCGAAGCACTTCTCTATGCCACTAAGTTCTCTCGTGATCCTCTCGGAAGGTTTCGAAGAACGTACGATGTCTGGCAAGGTCAAGAAGGCGGCTACAGAAAAAGCGCTGCGTTTCCTGGAATGGGCTGACGCTAAGCGGGCATAGTCTCAGGGAGGAGTACATGAAGCGCGCAGCGATTCAATATGCGACAGATCATTCGCCACTGTATGAATTGTCTAGCCACAAGCGAATGTGCGTACTTCTTAAATGTACGATGGCTGATCTAAGCGTGATTCGTCGTGACAAGGGCGCGATGTACAGTCGATTTGAGACGAAGGATCGTTATCAATCTTCTCTGCCTGCGCTACTCCACAAGTCGCGCCCAGTGCAAGCTCCGCAAGCAGTGCTCGCTAAGGTTCAGGCGCGATTGATGGAGCTCCTTTCTCGAATCGAGTTGCCGCCGTACTTGCACTCGGCGCGCAGGAATTGTTCATATAAAACGAACGCAGCGGAACATGTCTTCGGCCATTCAGTGGCAAAGATCGACGTCAAAAAATTCTACGAAAGTACACGCGCTTCCTACATCTTCCGGTACTACCGTGACGTGCTCAAATGTACCCCAGACATAGCACATCGGCTTACAGAAATTACCTGCTTAGAAAAGAGGCTTCCTACGGGTAGCCCCCTCAGCCCAATCATGTCATTTCTTGCCTATCGCGAGATGTTCGACGAGCTTTACAAGCTTGCTGGAGACATGGGGCTAAAGATGACTGTGTACGTCGATGATGTGGTTGTTTCCGGTCCAGGTAAGGCGTCTGGATTCATTGAACCGGCGAAAGGAATTATTGGTACTTTCGGGCTACGCGCACACAAATTTTCGGTGATCGCTGCGGGTGCGCCGATAGTAATAACAGGCGTGCACCAAGATGCAAGGGGATCCACGGTGCCTTCGGGTCGCCACCGAAAAATCAGGGCGCTTAAAGAAGAGTACAAAAACGCTACTAGTGATGAGCGACGTGTCACCTATTTGAAAGCGTTGGTAGGCCAGTATCGCGAAGCCGGTGACTTCATCGTCAATTCGCGCGCTAACGCGATGGTCTACCAGCGCTTACTGGATAAATTCCCTGCAGCTTTGAAAGCCTCAAAGAAACGGCGCAAAGGTGCGAGGGTTGCCCGTGGGCGCCGCCGCAGTGCTCAACCCCAGGCGTCGACGGCGAAAGTGGCAGTCAGGACCAAACCCGTGTTTGTGCCGGATACCTCAACAACAATCTGACTTAATCATCGAAGTCGTCCCGTTTCCGCTTCGGCGCAGCAAATACCCGCGACGCGTCAGCCGGCGACATGCCGAGTTGCAACAGCATCGCGCTCAAGCGCCCAATTGGCCGGGTGAAAGTTGACCGGATCAACGCCTTGTCCGTTGTCCATTGATCAGGTCGTTTCGTTCAATGCGACGATCAACACGGCGCTAGGTGCGAATACAGCAACGCCAGCGCGCATCTCAGCTAGCAAGGTTGTCTCGTTGGTAGTGAAGTTCGTGGCTGAGCAGTCGATAGTACGTGCGACGGCTAATGGCAAAATCCTTCAGTATTTTCTTGACGGGATGACCAGCCTTCCGCGCAGCGATGATGTCGTCGACGTTGCGCCGCATGTAGGGCTGCGGAATGTACAGCTCATCGCCGCCGTACTGCTGCTGCAGGTAGCGCACCACCGGTGCCGCATACCGGCTGGCCTCATCGAATGCCAGACCTAGCGATTCCTGCAGCGCACATGCCAGCTCGTCCTGCAACGCTTCGGCAACATTGATCTGCTCATTCATCGGCGGTCCAACCAGTCGGAGGATGCAAAGGGGTTGTTAGTGCGTGGCGCTAGCGCAGGTGCTGATCGGTGGTCCGTTTCACGTGGAACTGCGGACGTCTGGACGTCTATTTTCGGTGCCTTATCAGGCCCCTTTTTTTCTTCGCGCCCCAAGGGCGCAGTGAACAGGTCATCAGTAGGCGGTTCCAGCTTGGCCTCCAGCGCGACCCAGTCCGCCTCGCGTTTGACGTGGATGCGCACACTCGGGCTGAGCGCTGCAGCGTAAGCATAGACGAACGTATCCAGCGCTTCATTGCGGGCTCCTTGTTTCTTGAGCCAGCGCTTGGCGGTTAAGTCGAAACGTTCGGCCGTGAGCATGGTGTAGAACTCGTCAGGCAGATCGGCCGGAAAATGAATCAGGCGATTTTCTTCCTCGCGATCGGTATCACCAAGCAGCCGCTGCATGAGCGTGGTCTTGGCAGAATTGACACCGATGATCCACAGATTGACGCCCCGGCGCTGAATGCGCCCGCTCTTGTCGACCTCCTGCTTGCTGGCACGCCCGATGATGGGACGCGCGGCATCCTTGCTGCCCTTGATGGCCATGACACCCTGCGACTGCCTAGGGCGCACGGCGTTGTAGACCTCCTGCGTCCAGTTGCCCGAGTCGACGGCGACAGCGCTGATGTGCAGGGTGATGCCGGCCGCGTTGATCACAGGCTCGGCGAGGAAGTCCCATAGGATGTCCCAATCTTCCTTGCGCGTCGGATCAGCGGGTAGTTCGACATAATCGACCACGAACGCCTGCTCATTGCGGCCCCACGCAATGGTGATCACGGCGAAGCGATTGACCTGCACATCGACGCCAGCCGTAAGGATAAAGCCGCCACGTGGCACCGTGCGGCGCAGCCACTTCGCTGCGCGTTGCTGCACGTCATTGGCCTCGACCTTCTGGCTGGCACCTTCGTAGGCTTCGCCGAGAATGGTGTTGACGAAGACCACCTCTTTCGCGGGATCTTTCCGAGTCTCCACGCGCATGGCCGCAATTTCGCGCCAGGTATAGCCCAGGCCAACAGCAGCAAAAGCTGACCAGATCGCGAAGCTGCGATGGGACTGACTACGCTCGGGGTGCTTTGCGATCCATTCGCCAGCTTCCAGCATGCGGGTTTTATGATGCTCCTCGATGAGCTTGCCGCAATGGATACACACGAACTGGCCATCGTCGGTGAGCTGGTCGATCATCAGCACTTGCTTGTGCGCGCAATGCGGGCATGGCAAATACAGATAGCTCTGATCGCCCGCATCGAAGGCCGTGCTGATGGCGCACGCATCTTTGATGGTGCATGAGCTGATGCGCAGGATTTTCCGGCGGGTAAATGACGATGTACGGGCCAGGGCTTGCTGTTCGGCGCCGCCTTGGTCATCTAGATTGGTCGGGTATTTCGAGAGCTCATCAAGGATCAAATACATCATCGGCATTGAAGCCAGTGACGCCGAGCTATTGGCTCCGCTCAGCACCAGCACACCGCCGGGGAACCGCTTCATCAGCGTGGTATTGCCACCATCGCGACTGCGTGCGGGCGGAATGCGCTCCTGCAACACCGGCATGAGGTTGATAGCTGGAGTAAGGCGTTGCTCGCTGAACTTGCGCGCGATGTCGATGGTGGGTAACACGTACATGACCGGTGCCGGCGCGTGCTCGATGATGTAGCCGAGCCAGTTGATGCCAACCTCGGTACCGCCGACCTGCGTGGATTTCTTGAGAGTGATTTCGCGCACTCTGGATTCGCGATGCAAGCAATCCATGATCTCGCGCAGGA